TCTTCTGGCCTGGCTCATACTCAGGCGTCCCTCATCATGGATACTAATAAGCTGGTAGGGGCCTGGGAGACTGCCAAGGGAGCTACAGAGGGCATGACGACTGCCATAGGATCCGCTCTGGAGCCTGCTGCTGTCAAGCTGCTCAATACCTGGACTGCTCTTGTCCCTAAGATCCAGGAGTTTGCTGTGGCCCTGGCCTCCGGCGATTGGGAGAAAGCTGGGCAGATGATTAAGGATAGCTTCTCCGAAGCCTGGGAGTATATCAAGAATATTGATTGGGGATCTGTAGCTGAAATGGGTGTAGAGGCCATCAAATCAGCTTGGCAGGGCCTCCAATCTCTCGGATCTGACCTTATTGGATGGCTCCAGGGGGTAGATTGGGGTGGGGTTGCTACTACCATCACAGAGGCTATTAGGACAGGATGGGAGGATCTTAAAGATCTAGGCTCAGATTTAGCTGATTGGGTCCGAGATTATGATTGGGCAACTCTAGCCAGTGATGTGGCAGACCTCATCAAAGCAGGCTGGAAGGCTGTTAGGGATTGGGCTACCGATATCATCTCTGGCATAAAGACCGACTTTACCGACTGGGTTAATGAAGGCGGCCCGGCCCAGATCGGTAAAGATCTAGGTAAAGCAGTGGCCGAAGGTGCTAAAGATCTAGGCAAATGGATCTATGAAAATATATCAAGCTGGTTCAAGGCCAATGGCTCCAGCCTGAGCGGAATTATAAGTAGCTCCATAGATTTTGTGAAGGTAGCCGCTAAAGCTGCATGGGACTTCGCAACTAGCTTCGGCTCTACTATCCTGACGGCAGGCAAGGGGACCATCGGAGCCGCCATCCTGGATGTAATTGGCGGAGCCATGAACTCCGCCTGGGAAGGGGCAGGAGATAGCTTAATCACCCGGGCGAAAGAGTGGAGAGCGGCAGCAGAGGACCTTTTTGCTTCGGAGGACTTTGAGACTGATATCAATTTTAACGGGCTTGGTGACGTCCCTAGTAAATATGATGGCAAAACGATTGATGTAAATGTAAATTACAAACTTGGCGGGGGAACAATAGAACCCGGAAACTTCAGCTTAAATGCACAAGGCGATGTTTTCGTACCCCATGCCAGGGAAGTTACATACATGGACCCCAAAGAATGGGTGCTTGCCATGCATGAAATTGGCAACGATTTTGACACAATCGAGAGCCAAGTCTCAAAATTCACAGATGCATGGGGAGCAAAGTTATCCCCGGAAAAGGTTGAAGAGATAATGGCTGTTCTCCCGAAGGCAGCCAATGAAGCGGCGGACACTACAACAACAACCACAAAAAAGGCATCGGAAGGCTTCTTATCCACCACCAAAAAGGCAAATGCCCTAACTATGGGCATATTTGAGACAAGTGCAAACACACTCAGGGCCGCCAGTGCCGCCGGTGGGGATGCCTTAAAGCAGGCTTCCGCGGCTGTCTCCGCCGCCGGGGCTGCTATGGTGGATCGGATTCTTATTGGCAGCCAGACCGCCGCCAATGCCATACAGCAAGGCGCTCAAGTAGCTGCCAATTTTGCCACCCAAGCGGGCCAGGCTGTAAAGATTGGCCTGGATGCCTCTGGCCGGGAGATTGCAGTTATCGGCCAGGTAGCCCAACAGCGCTTTACTCAGGCCGGGGGAGAACTCTACAACAAGGTCCAGGTAGCGGGCTCAGGCTTCCAGAACTCCGTCCAAAGCGGAGCCAACGCAATCCAGAGCGGAGCCAATGCCGTGAACGGTGCGGCCAACAACCTGGCTGGAGCTGCCTCTAATGCAGCTTCCTCCCTGGCTAATGCCTATGCATCTTTCGCCAGGAATAACCCATATAGCGGCAACGCTTCACCCTCATATCCCATATCTCAGACAATATCATTCTCAAGCAGCGCCTCATCTAGCCGTCCCTCATCCTCCTCCTCGTCCAGTGACCCGTCTTGGTGGAATGCGGCTTATGTGGCGGCAGGCGGCCGGGCGATGGGTACGGAAACCACCGGCCCCGAGCTGGCAGTCATAGGTGAAGCTGGCCGGGAATGGGTAATACCGGAGAAGCACAAGCGCTGGGATCTGCTCTTGGCAGCCATGAGAGCCTATGGTATCACAGGTATGGCTGAAGGCGGGGCAGCAGGAGCAAGCGGTTCAGGCGATGCAGTAGATGCCGATGAAATGAAAGCCTACTTCGGCATCAAGGGCCTGGCCAGCATGAACAAACAGGTGCAGAAGATCATTACCGATCTTAAGAACTTCTTCAGGATTTCATGGGGCATAATCAAGGCAGAGGGATCTGTCTATTGGCGGCAGATTAACGAGATTCTGACTTACGAAGTTACTACATTCCGAGATAATGCCTGGCAGGCCGCAATAGGTATCCGCAATACCTGGATTCAGACCAATGCCCAGATCCTAGACGACACTAAGACCAATTATGCTGCCATCTGGCCAGCCATTGAGCCCACGGTCACAAATCTTAATGATTCTATCAAGAACGCATTTTATGATGCCAAAAACGGAGTCACGGATGCGATTAACCAGATGGTAGCTAACGGTGAAAGCTCTCTCTTGGCCTTCTCCGAGAATTGGGGACAGGTATGGTCTGATATGCTCACCGATCTCTCCAATGCTCAGAGCCAGATATCCAGCGCCGTGTCACAGATAGCCGCAGAACTCCAGAGGATTAATGTTAGTGTCAATATTAGCAGCAGCGGAGGAGGCTATGGCGGCGGTGGTGGTGGAGGCGGTGGTGGCATGGATTGGGCCTTTGCTTCGGAGTCTGATTGGCTTGCACCTACAGGCGATTGGAGCGAGTACGGTGGCGGCAATTCCGGGTGCTCCGGCTCCGGGTGCTATATCGCCGGCGGGGCATCCTGCCGAGACATCTACAATAACGCAGTCATAGCCAGCACCGGACCCCTTGCCACCGCAGGCCTGGGGGTTGAATTGGGGGGCGGCGGATATGGGGGGGGCGGTTATGGCGGAACATTCGGCACATCTTCTTGGGGTGGCCTTGCTCCGATATTCCGAGCGAGGGGAGGTCTGGTGAATAAGCCGGAACTGGATGTCATCGCAGACCAGGGCCCGGAGATCATCCTTCCTAACCGCTTGACTAGGATGTTTACGGCCCTGGCCGATGCAGGATTTGAGTCTATTCATGGTGGATCTGGTGGGGGTAGGGTAGTGATCGAGGATCACACTGTCCACAAATGGTACTTGGATGGCAAAGAGGTTACAAACCAGATCATGGCCAGGGCGGTTAAAGAGCAGCGCCTACGTGGAGCCGTTCCGGTTCGATGAGATAAGGGGATGAATAAATGGTAACTGCTAGGAATTCATTAGACAAACTAACTGCGGGTGTGTCCACAAGGGCAAACCTGCTGACTTATTTTAACTCTAATTTAGATATCATTGATGCTGCCATAGCTAAATGCAATTTTGTGGCAGCTTCAGATCCCACCGCAAACGATGATAGTGGTGATGGTTACTCAGCCGGAAGCCAATGGTATAATACAACAGGCCATAAAGTCTTTGTATGCGAAAATGCTACATCCGGATCTGCAATCTGGAGGCAAATTTATCCTCTCACAGCAGGCGATTTGTCCGGGCCCGCTGGAGCTACAGATGGCAATATCCCTCTATTCGATGGTGCTACTGGGAAGCTTCTCAAGAATTCTGCATACTCTCCGGCCAGCTTTGCGGTAGCCGCCAAGGGAGTAACCAATGGTGATAGTCACGACCACAACGGAGGGGACGGGGCGGCTATAGTGGCCGCTGCAACCAGCTTCGGGGCTACTGCGAAGGTTCTAGGGCGCAAGACCGCGGGCGCGGGAGCGGGGGAAGAGTGCTCCATAACTGAAATCCTGGACCTTCTCGGCACGGCGGAGCGTGGGGATGTGCTCTATAGGGGCGCGTCGGCGTGGGCTATGCTTCCTCACGGAGTGGCTGGCCAGGTTCTTACCACAGGCGGAAATGGAGCAGACCCCTCATGGAGCGATGCCAGCGGGAGCGCGTCTTTCTGGACGGCGGAAACAAATTTCACCGCCACTCCGCCGAGCACCTCCACGCTAACAATGACAGCCGATCTCACCGGCACTATCTTAGTGGGCTATCCGGTGAAATACACCATTGGCGGGGTGGTGTATTATGGCATAGTGACGGCGATAACTTCTAATTTGCTCACCGTCGCGGGGGCTCCATTGGGCGGGGATGTCACTGCTCTTTATTGGGGCGATCCCACCAGAGTGGTGCAAGTAGATTTCTTCATACCTGGAGCCTTCGCCGATGCTGCCAATACCGGTCTCCTGGCCTCTGATGCTCGGACAAAATTCGACTGGAATTTGACTAAGGCTTATTGTGTCCAGATTCGGCATACTGTCAGGGTGGATGACAGCGGGGCCAATCAGCCGAGGGTCACTATATCGATTGCCGGTAGTGTGGTAGGTACATCCAATACGAACGCGGGAGAAGCAGTGGCCGAAACCTGGACATCCACGGTGGTGGGAATCAATACCACCAACTACGATATTAATCGAGATGAGGCAATAGAAGTGGTGACCGACGCCAACGGCAGCAATGGCGACGCCACCGATTTGACAGTATCGGCAATTTTCGTTGTACCGTGAGGCGGATATGGCTATAGTTAGACGACAAACGAAGCTGACGGGGCAATTTCAATCATTGTATCCAGCCGAGTATTCCACCACATATGTTAAGGCCACACAGGTCTATTCTGCTCAAGCTGCACATGAAGCATATGACCCCGCCAATTCTCTGACGGGTGACGGCGTGGCCACAGAATGGCAGACGGAAGGCGCAGTCACAAACCAGAGATACCACGTTGATCTTGGGGCAATGAAGGTCATAGGCCGGATATATTATGAGAATTCTCATGCTTCTGGCAAGGACACAGACGCGGGCTCAAAAAATTTCATACTGCAAGGGTCGAATTCAGCATCTTCCTTCGGAGAATTGACTTATGCAACTGATACCGGCTGGACTCAGATCGCAGCCGGACAATTCGCTCAACACGTCGCCGCCAATTCTCCGGACCCCAAATATATTTTAGTTCCGCCCCATCAAGCATATCGATACTTCGCGGTCAAAATCGCCAATAATTGGGGGAATGCCTCCTATATGGGCCTTCGGCGAATCGCCCTCCAGGAGATGTATTAGATGAGCGACGCCCTCATAACCGTGGGGACCACTCCAATTTTCACCTCCGCCCTCTACGACAACGACGCCACCGTGTGGCCTAATGACACCACGCTCCTGGATGAATGGGCGGACATCGAACAGCTATGGCTCAATGATCCGGGCCTCTCCATCGACCATCGGACAGATGGCCGCTCGACTGCATCCTTCGTGGTCTA